CGAACTCGAGCGGCACGTTGGCCGCTGCGGCCGTACAGTCTGCGAGCCGAGCCGGAAGCGCATACCCGGTCACGTCGACGCTGCGCTCGTTGGGGCGGATGCGCGGCAGGATGTCGACCATCGTCCCGCTGAACAGGACGTCGCCGCCCACCGAGACGTTCAGGGGCTTGAACGAGAAGGGCTGAAAGGTGTCGCGGAACTCCTGTCGGCCGTGCTCGAACGGCGCCCGGAAGCTGCACGACCAATAGGTGTCGAGCCCCATCGTGATCGCGAGCTTGTTCCAGAATCGCCAATTCGAGCCGCTGAGCAGCCCGAGTGGACCGGAGTCCCCGCCGATCGCCAGGTAGACTTCGTCGCGGTCAGGTGTAGTAAACAATGGTCTTGCCGCGCGGCAGCTCGAGGATCTCGTCGCCCGTGAGGTTGTTGCTGTTGATCAGGAACGTGAGCCTCTCGTCGGACACGCTGCCGTAGAGCTCCGACGCCAGGTCGAGGACCGTCCGATCGCGGTCGAGCACGATGCGGCGCTCGGGCACCAGCGAGAATGAAATCTCGATCAGAAACCCGGCCGTCAGCGAAACGGCCCGCTGCAGCTCCTTTAGCGCCTGCCCCTGGTCGATCTGGTAGGCGCCGAGCGCGTCGATCTGCTCGAGCGCTTCGAAGCCGCCGTCCCGCCACGCGACGAGTGCGTCGAACTGATCAAGGACCGAGTCGGCCGCACCGATCGCCTCGGGCTTCGTGGCGAACTGATTGTTGACGACCGACGCGACGGAGCCCCCGACGGCGTTCATGGCGAACAGGTCGGATGCGTGGAAGTCGTTCGAGACGCGGGTGTTGAGCTGCTGCAGGCTCGTCCCGATGTCGAGCGCGTCGCCGGGCTTGGCGGCGTTGGAGCCGAAGATTTTCTCGGCGAGCTGCTGGTAGCCGTCGAGCCTCGACTGGATGCCCGCGAGCGCGCGCGCCGGCGCCTTCGTGAGGTTCGAGACCTGCTGGGCGAGCAGCAGTGGCTTGCCGACGAGCTCGTCGATCCCTCGGTTCACGAGGCTTTGGATGTCTCGGAACTCCTTGTTGACGGCCGTCGTGGTGTCGGCGATCGCGCCCGTGACGCCCGCCACCGCGTCGAGGAAGCCCGTGATGGTCCCCTTGAGGTTCACCCGAGACAGCTCGGTCGCGAGGTCCGTGCTGTCGGCGAACTGCTGGGCGGCCTCGACGTCGAAGCCAGCCAAAGCCCCGAGGATCTCGCTGCGAGGGTTGCTCTGCGACTGCGGGTAGACGGCCCGGAGGGTCGTCCAGAACGTCACCTCGACGACGCTCTGATTGGCCTGTCGCTTGAGGTCGTCGCGGCGGGTGATCTCCCCGAACGGCACGACGTCGATCGGCCCGTACAGCGGGTGCTCGAGCCGGCCGATGCCATTCTCAAGTAGCGCGGCCTCGAAGGCCGTGGCCTCGAGGTCGTGTGTCCGGCCCCAGAAGAAGCACCGCAGGGGGTAGCGCCGCGAACCGTGGCCGTTTTGCTGGACGTATTGCCCGTCGAGCGTCGGGAACGAAAACGCCGTGTCGCGCCTTTTGACAGTGCGGCTGACCTGCTCGTAGTCGAACTTGATCCGCGTGCCGCTTGGTGACGTGTAGGCGGCCTCGCGGAGCCGGTCCTCCCACGAGGATCCGGGCCCCCCGAACAGGTCGAGGACTGCGCCGGCCCCGGGCGGGATGCCGATTGCCATCAGAACGCTCCGCTGGGCTCCATTGTGAGCCCGACCGGGCCGTCCGGCTGTCGCGTGACCTCGCCTCGCGCGCCGCCGTCAGTGCTGATGTGGACGTCCGCGCGGGTCGTGGCGCTGCTCTCCTCGATCTTGCGGGAAACGCTCTCCTGCGGGCTGACGACCTGCGTGCCGCCGCCGTGCTGGCGCTGCTGCTGCGGCTCGCCTTCGGCCTCCTCGTCGCCGCCTCCGAAGAGGCTGCCGAGCGTCGACGAGCCGATGCTCTGCACCTTGCTGACGGCCCACTCGACCTTGTCGAGGATCCACCCGAACACGTTCATGAACCCGTCGGCCACGGTGCCCCAGAGCCCCAGGAAGAAGTCGACGATCGGCATCCACGTTTCCTTGAGCGACGCGAACGTCTCGATGGCGAACGACTTGATGGCGTTCCACGTTGCGACGAAGAACGGTTTCACCACCGACCACTTGCCGATGAGCCATTTCGCGGCCGAGCCAATGAAGTCGAACACGGGTCCGATGGCAGGCATCAGCGCTTGAATCATCAGCATGATGGCGCCGACCACGAACTCGAAGGCTCCGACCAAGAACGCTTTGACGGGCTCCCACCCAGCCTTGATGGTCTCCCAAAGCTCGGCGAAGAACGCCGAAATCTCGGGCCAGAAGGCGAGGATCAAGGCGATGGCTCCGACGATCGCGAGCGCAATGGCGGTGATCGGATTGAGCGCCATGACCGCGTTGAACACCGCGACTGCCGCGGTCGCCACCTTCACCGCAACGGCCGCCGCCGTGAATACGCCAACGATGATACCGATCCGCTTCCCCCACTTGACGATCGTCGGAAGGTTGTCGGCCACGTCCTGCACGAACCCCTTGAGCCCGCTTGCGATGACCTCGCGGTTCGCGCGCGTCCATTCGGTCAGGCTCTGCACGATCTCTCGGAAGGGCCCCTTCACGGCTCCGAACACCGCGATCTTGACGGCCTCGACCGCTGACTTGAGCGTGTTCAGGTCGCCGGTCGTGGTGTCGCGCATCGTGGCCGCCATGTCCTTCGAGGCCCCCTCGGCGCCTTCGAGCTCGGTGCGGTACTGACGGAGCCCCTCGGCGCCCTTGTCGAGCAGAACGTTCACGCCCGCGATCGCGCGCTTGCCGAAGATGGCGTCGAGGAATCCGGCGCGCTCGGCGCTGCCCATTCCATCCATCGCAACCCCGAGGTCGTCGAGGATGTCGATGACGTCGCGCATGTTGCCCTGCGCGTCCTTGGTGCTGACGCCGAGCTTCTTGAGAGCCTCCGCGCCCTTGTTGGCGGGCGCCGCCAGGCGGACGAATACGTTCTTGAGTGTGGTCCCGGCCTTCGATCCCTTGATGCCGCTGTTCGCCATCGTCCCGACGAGCGAGGCGAAGGTCTCGATCGACGCGCCGGCGCTCGTCGCGACCGGAGCACCGTCCTTGATCGATTCGAACATATCCTCGACGGTCGCGTTCGCTGACGTCGTCGTCCTGGCGATGACGTCGTTGACGCGAGCGAGGTTCTCGCCGAGCTGGGCCGCGTCCTTCGTCATCAGACCGAAGGCGCCAAGCGAGTCGGTGGCGATGTCGCTGGCCCGGCCGAGCTCGACCTGTGCGGCGGTCGCGAGGTCGACGACGCCAGGCAGCGCCGCCACCGATTGCTTGGCGTCGAAGCCAGCCATCGCGAGGAAGTTGAGCCCCTCGGCAGCCTGGCTGGCCTTGAACTCGGTGGTGGCGCCGACCTCCGCGGCCGCGTCCCGGAGCTCCCGGAACGCGTCCGTGCCGGCGCGGATCTGTCCGGGAAACTTGGCGGCCGCGTTGGTGAGCATCTGCTCGAAGTCGGCGCCGGTCTTGACGACGTTTGCCATCGCGGCGCCGGCTGCCGCGCCCGCGACGCCCGCTGCGATCCCGACGTTCTTGAGCCCGCCGAGGAACCGGCCCGACATGCGATCGAGATCCCGGAAGCTCCGCCCGACGCTCTTGCTGAATCGCGCGAACTTGCTCTGCATCTTGGCGATCGGCGCCGAGAAGCGGTCGATCGCCTTGAGCACAGCCTCGATCGTGAACCTGCCGGCCATCCTACTTGCCTGCCTTCGTTGGCTTCCGGGGCTTGGTCGCTTCGTGGAGCTCCGCTCGCATGCCGTTGTAGAAGAAGCGGATCTCCGTCATGGTCATGGAGCGCGGGTTGGGCAGCGACCCGTAGGAGCGGCAGATTTGCTGCAGCATCTCCGAGTAGACGGGGAACAGCGCGTGTCGTTCACGCGTGCCGTCTGGGCGAATGCGCGGCGGGATCTTCCTGTCCTCCCCGCCGCGCACCAGCGGCGTGCGAACCGTCAGCCTAAAAAAAGCAGCTGCACCGTGGTGCAGATGTCGAGGTCACGGTTCGGCATGTTCGCGAAGCGCTTCGGCGGCTCCCCCGTCATGGCGGCCATCATGGCGATGTTCTTCGCGACGTCGTGCCCCTGCTTCTTCTGGTCCGTCGCCATGAAGGTGTCGCCGCGGGGCTCGTGGAACGTGATCGGCTCCCCATCCGTGGGCTGCACGACCGGTTCGCCGTTCTCGTTCAGCGAGAGACGACCGCGCATCACAGCGCGGATGAACTTCCGCTTGGCGTTGTCGAACGCCTTGCGGTCCTCGTCGTCCATGCCGTCCTTGTCGACGTCGAGATCCATCGCCTCGACAAACTTCTCGAACTCGCGTTCCGCGGTTTCCCTGTCGACCTTCTGCTCCACGGTTTGCTCCTTACTGCTGCGTCAGCTCGCCGGGGCCCGAGAGCGTGACGGGCGCGGTGGCGTTCTGACTGTTTGCGCCGAACTCGCCGGACACCGTCCCCTTGCCCTGATAGGTGTGACCGGATGCGTACGTGACGGTGATCGGCACCCAATCCTTGCCGTCCGCGATCTCCTTGAGGAACTCCTGGTCGGCGCGGTCGTGGTCGATCGCCAGGCTGAGCCCGTCGACCATCCACGCGATGCGACTCTTGACCATGCGGGCGCTGCCGTCGCCGTTCGGCTGCACTTCGTTCTCGAAGCCGCCGAGCTTTCTCGTCGCGTCCGCGTCCGCCGCGACCGGGAAGAGTCGCCCTCGGATCGAGACCGATTCGATGGGTCCGCCTACTGCTGCCATTGCGCTGTCCCTTTGCTGGTGCAGAGGGCGCACGTCGGCGGCCTCGAGAGCGTCATGCGCTCCGAGTCGACGTGCCCCTCGCGGTTGTCAGTTCTTGCCGGTGCCCGCGCTCAGCCGCTCAGGCGGCGCTCCCGAAGTAGAAGCCGAAGTTGATCGTCGCGTCCTTGACGTTGGTGTTGCTCGACACCGGCGCCGTCACGGTGAGGTCCATACGCTTCGGCCCGACGATCGACGCTGTGGTCTTCTTCTTCGCGCCGGCCGGGTTTGCGATGATCGCCTCTTCGCCGAGGCTGTCGAGGATCGCGTTGGCATCGGCCTTCGCCATCTTGGGCTTCTTCGCCGAAGGATTCTTGACGGGTTGAGCGTCGGGTACCAGCGGCGCGCCGTCCCACTCTTGGGTCGCGAAGTTGAGTCGGATGTTGAAGATGATGTTCTGCAACTTCACGATGTCGACGACGTGGCGGTACGGTGGGATTGGCTCGCCGTCAGGGTGGTAGAACGTCACGACGTCGCTGACGTGCACGACACCGTCCCGCACCTCGATGGTGGAACTGCCGCCCTTCACGGCCTGATCGCGCTTCAGGTAGTCCCACTGCGAACCGTCGGGCCCCGGCGTCAGGCCGGTCACGCGCTGGCTCCCGTAGTCGTGCGGCGGGTTGTCGTTGGCGACCTTGACGATGCGCGCGAGCTGACGTGCCGCCACGACGAACGGCAGATCGTGCGAGTCGGGCTCGACGAGCTGCGCATTGATGCGATCGTCCTTGCGGGCCGACGACTCGACGATCGCATCGGCGACCGTCTTGTCGGTGTTGCCGCTGAAGATGACGATGGGCTTGTGCGTGAGCGTGCCCCACCGGCCCTCGCCCCAGGTCTGGAACTTGTCGAGCGTGGTCGTGTCGTCGATATTGAGCGCGTTCAGGCCCATCGTCTCCCACACGTCGCCGACCTTCGCGAGCTCGGTGTCGACGTCCGGGTTGACGGCTCCGCCGGTGGGCTGCGTGACCGAGAACGTGATGCCGGACGGGCCGTCGTCGACGCCGATCTCGACGTAGATGTCGTTGGCCGACTCGCCCTTCCACTTCGAGGTGAGCTGGATGTCGGTGGCCGGGACCGTGATCGTGAACTTGTCGCCGACCTCGAAGTCGCTGGTACCGTCGGTGATATCGAAGCTGATGCCGCCCTTGTCGAAGGACGACGTTGCTCCGCTTCCGCCGCTCAGCGCCAGGTCCTCCGCGATGACGGTGCCGCGCGGGTCGAGCAGCTTGAACTCGCCGCCGTCGCTGGCGGCCTTGGTGAACTCGATCGTCCAGTCCCCGGGCAGCGGCGTGCCGGTCGTGTTCAGGTTGTCGAGGGTCCCGTCGCCGCCGTTGCTGCCGTCGGCCGACGACGTGAGGGTGTCGTAGGTGTACGTCACCTTGAGCGGCATCTCGGGCACGGAGTCGATCGCGTAGCCGAGCGCCGCGCAGGCGGCCGTGACGTCGTCGTTCTTGGCGAGCAGGAACTCCTCGCTCTTGATGTTGTTGATCTTGACGCGCCCGGTGCGCTGCTCGGTCTGGGTGCCGGTCGGCGTGATGTCGCCGGTCGCTGCGACGCCGCTCGCGTCATCCTCCATCGGGTAGACCGTGACGGGGATCGCGCCGACGCCGTCGCCGTTCGCTGGCAAAAGTTGCATGGCCACCAGATGGATCGGCGAGCCGAAGCCGAACCGGTTGCCGGCCTGCGCCGCGCTGGTGATCTGGAACTTTTCCGTCGGGTACGTCACGTCAGACGCGCCCTGCGCAAAGACCGGGATCCGTTGCGGCAAATAGAGGACCGCGCCTTCGCGCAGATCCTTGAACTCCGTGGTGATGCCGAGCACACGGGCAACGGCCGATGCGGAAACGCCCATCGCTTCACTCCTTGATGGTTGTTGATGTCGTGGCGACGTCGGGTCACCGCGCGTCGGCGCGGGCGACGTGCCGTCAGCTGAAATCGTAGTCGGTGGTCAGCAGCACTTGCCCGTCGGACTCACGCTTGAACGTGACCGACAGGTATTCGAGCGTCGTCGGCGTGAACTGCGGCGAGAACTCGCTGAAGTCGACCTCGAGCGAGAGCCGCGCGCCGACGATGTTCTGGATCGGCTTGTCCTCAAGTCGCGGGCGGAACATCTGCCGCGATACGGGCCAGCGACGCCAGACCGTGCCCCGCATACCGAGGTATCGGTAGTGCGCAGACATCAAGACGTTGCGCACGAGACGCATGGTGCGCTGTGCCTCGAGTGCTGCCTTCCCGTCGCCGGCGACGTGACCACTGCCGCCATCGTCTGCGCTTTGGCCGTAGCCGTAGCAGTCGAGGTGGAAGGTCGCGCGCGTGGCCTGGCGCTCGAAGATGTCGCTGCGCTTCTCGTCGAAGGCGTCGCGGTCGAACGCCACGTTGACGAGCGGCGTCGCGTCGTCGGTGTCCTGGTCGGGGGCGCCGAGGTACTGTTCCCAAGCGTTGGCGCGCTCGGAGAAGATGCGGAGCTTCCAGAGGCGCGGGTCCTTGTTGGCGTCGTCGGCGAGCGTCTCCTGGTTCGACAGCTCGACCCGCAGAATCGACGCGATCTGATCGCGCACGATCTCCGCGGTGTCCTGCTTGTCGATCAGCTCCGTGATCTGCGCGCTCATGTCTTGTACGCCTCGAGCATGCAGAGGACCACGCCGAGCGCGCGGTCCGGCATCGACTCCGCGACCTTGAACTCATGGGATGTGCCGTGGATGTCATCGAACGTGACGCGCCACGGCTTGCTGGCCTGGTCGGCAATCCCCCGCGGAAGCGCGAGGCCGGCGTCCGTGAGCGCCTTGATCGGCAGCGTCACGGACGCCGTGCGGCCGCTGACGGTCATCCCGGTGTCGGGATCGATCGTCTGGGCCACGTCGGTCGAGAAGCCCTTCAGTGAGGCGCTCGACCCATCAGGAGCGGTGACCGTGATCGGCCACCCGAAGCCTGCCGCGGAATCCTCGAGGATCCTCTTGGCGTCCGCGGCGGCTTGGTCGCGGAGGCTCACTGCTGCGGCTTCTTCTTCGCGTTCTTGTCGACCACGACGCCCTTGGCGGCGAGCTCGAGCAGGCGCTCCTCACCCTGGCCGACCTGGCGACGGTCCTTGACGAAGTCGTATCCCGAGATGGGTTGCCCCTCGGACACCACCCCGCGGACGGTCGTGACCGACTTGCCGTCGGCGACCACGAACTCGGGCGCCTGCTTCTGCTGCTCGGCGACCTCCTCGGCCTTGCGTGCGGTCTTCTGCTTCTCGACCGCAGAGTCGACCCGCTGCTGCTTTTCGTCCTTCTCCGGTTGCTTGCCCTCGGTCTGACTGCCCTGACCGTGGCTCTGCTCGGAGTCCTTGCGCTGCGCGCCCATCTGCGCGCTCTTCTCGCTCTTGTCCTGTGCCATGTTTGCCTCTCGGAAACTTTGGTGGTCCCTCGTCGGTGGCCCCGGGCGCACTTCACCCGGGGCCGCTCAGTGGTGTTGCGTCAGGCCCTGATCAGACCCGGGTGTTGAGCACGCCGATCGTGTCGATGGCCGTGGGGATCGTCAGAGGACGCGACCCCACCGTCATGTGCAGATGCGTGCCGTCCTCGGAGAACCACGCGCGCACGATCAGGTCCATTCCGGCACCTGGCACCGACAGACGATTCGGGACGAACTGAAGCGCGTTGTTCGGCGCCCCGGGGATCTGCGGGATGTCCCCGAAGCTCAGGTCGTAACGAGCGTTCGTGGAGCTCATGACCACCAGGTCGTCGGTGAGGTACGGCGTCGACGTGCCCGTCTGCGGGTCGTCGAACCGTCCCCGGTACGTCCACAGCTCGAACTCGAAGCTCCCGACGGTGATCGTGCCGTGGTACTGCCCGCCGTTTCGGTCGCGTCGCGGGCGGCCGATCTGCCCCATGTCGAATCGCCGGTTGTCGAGACGGCTCTGCACCTCGCTGTCGGCGAGGAAGTCCTGCCAGGCCGTCTTGCCGAAAGCGAGCTTGTCCGGGATCTCCTTGCCGTCCTCGACGAGCTGCTCGGCGAGCGCCTCAAGGTCCGCGAGGGGAGTCTCGCTGCCGCCGCCCCAGTTGTTGCCGACGTCGACGATGTGCGAGGCCTTGGGCTTGAAGTCGAGCGTGTACTTGTCGTTGCCGTTTTCGTCCTTGAGCGTCAGCTTGCCGGTCTGCATGACCTGCGAAGCCATCAGCTCGATAGAGCGCCGGATCGTCTGCTCGCACTTTGCGGCGTTCTTCATGACCTGCATCGCCACGTTCGCCTGGTAGTCAGGCGCGACGAACGGATGCTGTCCCGCCTGACGCTTGATCATGTCGAACGCATTGACGGTCGCCTTCTGCTTGAAGATGGGCGGGGTCCACATCTTGTTCGTGAGAAGCGTCTTTTCGACTTCTCGACCATCTGCCGCGATGTCGGACACGACGACCGCGATTTCGCGCCCCGATCGCTCGATGTCGATCTCGACGCTCTCGGAGGTGTGGAGGTTTTCCGGACGCGCCGTGAAGTAGCTCGCGAAGAACGACGGGGTGTCCGTCATTTCCTCGTAGCGCCGGAGCATCTTCTGGGTGCCTGAATCACTCATTGCTCTGTTCCTTGTCGATGGACGCACCCTCGCGCCCCCGAAACGGCGCAGCGGGGCGCTCAGGGAACGTGGGTGACCCTTGGTGGTCTGCGGGCTTTCGCCCTATGTGGATTCGAGGAGCAGCGGCGCCGCACCAGTTACGGGGGCGCCGCGCTCATGGGTTGTGGTTACTGGTTGTCCTTCTGCCCGAGCTGCTGAACGGGCTTGGCGGTGATGCCGTTGGCGCGAAGCTGATCGAGGATCACTGCCGTGATGTTCGACCCGTCTCCGTCGGCGTCGATGACGAGCCGGTTCTCATCGACCATGCCATCGACCAGCACCTCCGCCGGCACGTCGCCGGCGCCGGTTGCCACCAGGTCGCTCGTGAGAACGGAGCGAGCGATCTGCTCGCCGGCGGCGCCCCCCGGGTTGAAGGGCACGAACTTGCCGTCCTTGGCAACGGTGATCGTGAACTTGTCGCCCACGGCGAAGTCCGCGTCCCCGTCGGTAACGGTGAACTGAAGCCCGGCCACCTCGAAGACCGTGGACGCACCGGCGCCCGCGGTCATCTTCAGATCCGTCGCGACCTTCGCTCCGTTCGGATCGACGAGCTTGAACGTGCCGCCGTTGGTTTCCGCGGCGACGCACTCGAGGGTGTATCCGCCCACGAGCGGCACCACGGGGCCATCGACGACGCTCAGGGCCGTGACGGTCCCGTCACCGGTGTTGTCTCCGTCCGCCTGCGCGGTCGGCGTCTTCGTGACCTCGCGCCGCGCGAGGATCGTCCCCTCGACGAAGGTGTCGGCGCCGCCGAACGTGACGAGCTCGTTGCGCCACACGCCGCGGCCACCGAGCAGTACGCTCCCGTTGTCGACGTTCGTGATGACTCCGTCGGCCATGATTACTCACTCACCTTTCCGAAAAGGCGATCCATGGCGTCCGCCGTGGCGTCGACCGGATCCTTTTCGTTCGTGTCGTCGGTCTCGGTGTTGGCGGTCGCGCCGGCGGCCGCGTCGGTTTCGGCCTGGCGGTCCGCCTGTTCGCGGCGGTTCATCGCGGCCGACATGTACTCGGCGTGCACGTCCTCATCGAGGACGCTCGCGCCTGACTCCATCGCCTTGTCGGCGGCCTCGACGGCGCCGGTCGACTTGGCCATCTTGCGGTGGGCCAAGCAGCGCTTGCGCTCCTTCGCGATGCCCTGCTCTTCGCCCTTGGCCAGCATCGCCGCGTGAAGTTCCGGATGCTGGGCTCGCAGCTCTTCTTCCGTCATCTTGTTTCTCCTCGGTTGAGGTTGAGCCCCGCCAGAAGCGGCGGATGCGTTGGGCTCCCGCGCGGGGGCGGGAGGTTGGTCGGGTGGCGAGGCCTCTGGCACGGCGTCCGGAGTCGGATCGGCGCCGGGCGAATCAGTGAGCGCGGCGGCGGGTGCCTCCGTTCTGACGGTCGCACGCGTTCGCGGGCTCGCCTGCGTCGGCAGCCTGTCGATCATGCCAACCTTCTTTGCCTCTTTCGCGAGCACGACAGCGCCACGACCAAAGGTCTCGTTGACCTCCTGTACCGTCTTGCCGCGACCGCGCGCGATGGCGTCGGCAAACACCTCGTGGACGTCGTCCAGTTGCTTGCGGATTGCGGCGCGTCCCTCTTCGGTGCGCGGATCGGGGCGCTTGTCTGGAGCCTCCGTGCTTGTCACCCAGATCAGATCCTCTGGGGTCAGGTACTTGGCGGCCACGCCGATGCTTCCGAACTCGGACGCCATCGTGGCAGCGGTAATCTTCCCGGAAACCGCGGCGATCGCGTACGCGGCGGACGCCGCCTTGTGAGCCAAGACGCTCTTTGGCTTTGTCGATGCCTCAATGGCAGCGAGCGTCTCGAACAGTCCGTCCGCTTCTCCGCCCGGGCTGTTGATGACGATCCGAATGTGTGTCACCTCGGGGTCCGTCTCGGCCTCCGAGATTGCTCCGCGAATATCCTGGTAGGTCGTGTTCCCGTCGCCGAAGATCAGGGCGAGCAGGCTCGGTCTTTCGGTGAGCGTGCCTTCGACGCGCACTTCCGCCACGTTGCCCGCGATGCGCAGGCTTCGCGGTGAGCCGTCCCGCAGCTCCTTCTCTGCCTCACACTTCGCGACGTACGCGGACTGCTGATGGGCGGACGGCTGTAGCCCCCCGTCCATGGCGCGCTTCATGGCCTCGGCCACGCTCTGTTCGATCAGCCAGGTCATTCGTCGTCGTTCCCTTCGTCGTCTTCGTCTTCCTCGGTCGCCGGTGGCGTTGGCTCGTCGCTCGTCTGCGGCTGCGTCAACGCCTCAAGCGGCGCCCTCGCGAACGCAAGCTGCTCGTTCTCGAGACGTAGACGCTTGACGTTCTTACTGAACTTCGAGCCCGTCAGCTCACGTGCCGCGTGGTCGCGCGTGATGAAGCCTTCCTCGACCAGCGAGCCATACGCCTTCACCGCGTCGGTGAACTTCAGCGACGGCATGATCTGCCCGCTCCAGTCGGCGAGCAGCCACGCTGCGACGGTGTCGTACTGCGCGGCGTCGCGCCACGCTCCCAGGAATCCTCGGGCTTCGACCTTCTGGCGAAGCACCGAGCTGAGGAACCAGTCCTCGAAGATCGGCTGGCAGAACGCCTGCCCGAAGAACGTCCGCGTCGGGTGCAGGTATATCTTGTAGATGTTGATCGCTGCCTGCGACGCCGAGTAGTTCGACGAGAAGGTCAGGCGCAGGATCTCCGGCGGGATCTCGTTGGCCCACGCGACCGCCTGGATGATGACTTCCTCGAAGTCGCCGAGCTTTTCGTCTGCGACCTGGGCGCGAAACGCAACGGGCTCCTCGCCGGTCTGCAGCTCATCGATGACGGCGCCGGGGATGTGTTCCTGGACTCGGAAGTTGCGCTCCTCGCCGGTCGTGTCGACGGTCTTTTCGGTGCCCTTGCGGACAGCGCCGCCGGCGAGCGGGCGGGTCCCCGGCTTGTCTTCGGCCTTCTTGATGAACATCGCCAACATGCTGTTGACGACGGCCTTGCGCTGGAGCGCATCGCGGTAGCGATCGATCTCGCGCAGCGACTGCAGGACCAGCGAAAGAAGCGGCTCGCCCCGTACCTCGTCGAGGCGCTTGTCGGTGCCGTAAAGCAGCCACGCGATGCGCCGCCCGGTCTTCTCACCGTACGCGGGGAGCCGTTTGAACGTGAGCTGCTCTTCGAGGCGCGCGACCTCCGACGTCTGCCGTACCCAGTAGGCGACCTGTCGACCCTGCGGGTCGAGCTCCACGCCGTGGACGATGCGATTGCCCTTCCGGGGCTTTGCGCCCATCGGGGTCTGGACGGCCGCGCCGCTGATGAGCTTCACGCGCGGCATGCCCGTACGCTGGTCTTGCTGCAGCGTGACCAGCACGTCGCCGACCACGAGTGCCTCGCGGCGCGCGATCCCCTGAATCTGCCCGAACGTCAGTCGCTCCCTGGCGTCGCAGGCGCGGGGCGTCCTGGCCCACAGCCCGAACCGGTTCTCGACGTCCTCGGTCCAGTCGTCGAGCGCGCCTTTTGCGAGCCCCAGGATCTGCTCCTCGGGCAGGCTCTCGAGGTTCAGCCCCGAGTTGATCTCGTTGGTGACCATGCGGCGGATGATTCCGCGCGCGTACAGGTTCTTTTTGAACAGCTGCGCCGACCGGGCCCGGAGCGTCCAGTAATCGACCTGCAGCAGCTCGGTCGGCCCGAATCCGCCCGTGAACTTTTCGCCGTCGTGGTACGCAACGCGCGTCTTGGCGTCGGGAAGCTGCGAAAGCTCGACAACCGGGACGGCCGGGGCCGCGGTGGACGCAGGCGCAGGCGCGAGCTTCTTCGGCTCGGGCGAGGGGAGGGCTGGGCCGCCGCCGCGAAACAGGGCGTCGTACAGGTCGGGCTTCTGCGATCGAAAGCCGAGCATGTCACCACCCCGGAAGCACGCGGGCGCCACCGCCGTTGCGTCGAGCGTCCAGCGTGGCGAGTTTGTTTTCGAGGTACTCGAGCGTCCTGCGCAGTGAGCCGAGCTGGGCCTTCGTCACCGTCTGCTTCGTCTGCCCGGTGTCGATCGTGTAGGACTGCGCGCCGGTGTCGAGCGCATCGATCGCGTCCTCGACGTTCGTGATCTGGGTTTTGACCTTGGCGATCCTCGCGTCGAGCCAGTCGTTGTCGATCGCCGTTGCCATTGGTCAGGTAGTGAAGAACGGTTGGTGCTCTTCGAGAAAGTCCCAGAAGGATGTCCAGTCGACTTGCTCGAGGCCGAGTGTTCCGCGGCAGAGATCCCAGGCCAGCAGGTCGAGGGCAGCGTTGTTGTAGACAAGCAGGTCCCACAGCTCGTTTGCGGCGCCGCTCGGGCGGTGCCACTTGTATCCGATGTGGCGGTTCGTTCCCTGCTCGACGACCTCTTTCTTTACCTCGACGGTCAGCTCCTTGAGCTGGTCGTCCGTAACGTCTGAGGGCGCGTTGAATTGTCCGGCAGGCTGATCGCCTACGCCGTCCCAGTTGCGCTTCAGCGCGGCGGACCACCGGTCCTTGTAGAAGTCGACGGTGATGAGGTACGCGCGCGTCCCCATCGGCGTCGTCATCTCCGAGAACTCACGCGCCGTCGCGCTCTTCGGCGGGTACTCGCGGCCCTTGATCGGAAACACGCCGGCCGCGTAATCGGCGGCGAACTGATAGACCTGGTCGGTCTGGTACCCGGAATCGAGCAGCGTCAGCGCGACGCGGTATTGCTTCCCGTCGTCGGCCACGTACTGCTTTTGCTCGAGCAGCTCACGCAGCGCGCCCCATGTGCCCTCGTCGTCGAGCAGCTCGGCGTTGCCCGTTAGTCGCCAGTAGTCGATCAGGAAGGCGCGTCGCCCGCGCGTCCAACCGAACACCGCCGTCGGCAGCTCGGCCTTGTGCACGTCGGCGGCGCACGTGAGAACCAAGATTGGGCTGCCGCACTTCTCGGCCGCGGTCTTGTTCGGGATCTCGCCGAACCGGTAGAAGGTCCGTCGGTGCGGCGAAACGTCCTGCTCGCGCACTCGGTCGCCGGTGGGCTTGTAGGTCTCGCCCAGAACGTTGTTGTAGAAGACCTGGAGCTTGCCCTTGTCGCGCGGTCGGTTCGCCTGTTCGTCCCATGCCGCGAGCCACTTCTGCACGCAGGCCGCCCACGTCTGCATGCCGACAGGCGAGTAGAGCGCGTTGATGTGGTAGCTGCGATGGTCCGGCGACTGCGGGACAGCGGTCGGAATCCACTGCGCGCCGTGCTCCGGCGAGAGCAGCTTGGTCTTGTCGTCGTTGGTGTGGGGGTGGCTGCAGTCGGGGTTTTCGCAGATGTACCGGACCGAGTCCGGTACGAGGACGCCGTCCTCGGTGAGCTCCCACACGATGCCCGAAACCACACCGGTCGTCGGATCCGTGCGTCGCCAGCGGAGCGTCTGCGCATGCCCGCAATTCAGGCAGCACACGTAGTAGTAGCGCTGGTCACCGGCGAGGAAGCGCTCTTTGATCTTCGACGAGCCCTCGAGCAGGGGCGTCGAGATGTTCGCGATCTTCCGACTCGACTCGTAGGCTTCGGTCCGGCCGCGGACCAGCACCAGCGGATCGCCGTCTTTGCCGATCGTGTCGGGCCAGCCGTCGACCTCGTCGTTGAGCAGCACTCGGATCGACGTCGAGCGCAACTTGCTCGGGCTCTTGGCTCCGTACGGGAGCAGGAAACCGCCACCCCCCCAATCGACACGCTTCGCGGTGCGGCCTGTCTTGCGCGGGTTCTTCTCGTCCGATGACTTGATGACGTCGTCCAGCCCGGAGTGCTGGAGCATGGGAATTATGTTCGACTCGAGGCGTTGCTTTGCGAGCTGGTCGTCCGCGGTCGCGAGCATCATCGGCGCGGTCTTGACGTGCTCGATGAAGTAGCCAATCGCGTTCTCGGCGAGCGCCGTGGTCGCGCAGAGCTGGACGCCCTTCATGAGCGTCACTTCGCGGACCGGACTGTCGACGCTTAGGCAGTCGAGGGGCTCCCGCATATACGGGCAGACGTCGAAGCTGAAATGCCCCGGCATCGCCGTGACGGAGCTCGGCAGGTACCGCTTGCGCTCCGCCCACTGGCTGGGCGTCAGCAGCTCGACGTCGCTTGTCAGAAGCGCGATCTCTTCGGCGAGCCAGTCGCGATGATGCTGCTCGAGCTCAATCATCGCGCAACGCCCTCACGCACTTGTCCTTCACGGCGCGGATGTGCGAGCCGTTGATTTCCTTGGCGATCTGCTCGGCCTCCTCGACCGGCACGTCCGCCTTCGCGGCCGCGTAAAGACGGCGCGCGAGAGTCTTGGGGGCGTCGATCAGCAGGCCCCGGTTGGCCCCGTCGATGACCGCCAGCACGTGCGTCTTGACGTACTCTTTCGGGATGAGACGCCCCTCCTCGCGCTCGTTCTTGATGCGCTGCCAGCGCGTCTGTTCGATGACCTTCAGCGCGTTGACGTAGTTAACCAGCGAGGCGTCGGTCCCGAATCTTTCAACCACCTCGCGGACCGTCAGATCCGCGATCGCCTCGATGGATTCGGGCGAGGCCGGTGGAGCCGGAGCCGGCGGTGGCTTGTCATCGGGCCCGGGCTCGCCGGGGGAGTCGGCTTCCTCGGCAGGGTCGTCCTCGCTGGGGCTCCTCGAGGTCTTGCCGGAGGGCCCCGTCGCGGCGAAATGCCCCAGCGAAGTCGGGTCGACGCCCTTCTTTCGCAGGTATTCGGTGACGAGGGGCGAGTCGAGGTCGACCCGCTTGCCGACGACGGCCTCGGCGAGGCCCTTCTTGCACGCTTTCGAGACTGCTGCGGGGGAGACGCCGGCCAATCGCGCGAGCTCGCTGCGCGAAACCAGGCGAGACATGGTGGGCTCCTGGGGCCGGGGGCCCCGGTTAAAGTTCAACCAAAATCGAGACGTTCAAAAAACTGCGGGCGGTCGCTTCTGAAC